TGCGCATCCAAAGCCTACAACTAGACATCGAAAATGGCATTATTCTTTTGCCAGAAATCGGCGCAGATAGGCTGAAATATGAATTGTCCCATTGGCCACTGTGCGGCAATGACGATGCCCTAGATAGCCTAGAAATAGTACGCGGCCTGGCAGGAGGTTGGCTGCCCCACCAAGTCTCGGAAATTGTACAGGGAGATGTCTATGACTTTGGAAGTGGTAGGGTGGAACAGCCCGCTTATCCCTGGCTAGATATTGACGCCGAAGAGGGATTGCCAGAAAACGCAGTATTTATCCCTATAACCGTTTGGAGGTAACCTTGATTGACTTGATTATCCCCACTTACAATAACCCGCACCTGCTGAAAAGGTGCCTCCGCTCCTTGTCCAAAATGGTGCATACCCCCCATGTTACCACTATCGCCGATGACGCCAGCACCGACGAGGAAATGCGCAAATGGCTTATTTATCTCAATATAACTGGCTATAACGTTATAGTGAATAAAACCAGGCTAGGCTTCATCGGCAATTGCAATAATGCCGTCGCCAAAACCAAAGGGCAACTTATTTGCCTTCTTAACCAGGATACACAGGCGCTGAGCGATTTCCTGGCCGTCATGGCCCAGACACTGCGGGACGACCCGCAAATTGGCATCGTCGGTGCAAAACTGCTCTACTCGCCAGAAAAACCAGACCTGGCAGGTACAATCCAACACGTTGGCATCGCGAGAGCTAAGAACCGCTCTCCCCACCACCCCTTTAGAGGTGCACCCGCCGATGACCCGTGCGCTAACGTGGAACGCTTTGTCAATGCCGTAACGGGTGCGTGTATGATGGTACGCCGCGAAGTATGGAATCAACTTGGTGGGTTCGATGCCGAGACCTTCAAAATGGGACAATTTGAGGACGTGGATTTTTGCTGGCGTGCGCGCAGGGCGGGATGGAAAATCAAAGTAGTACCGCGAGCGGTATTATATCATCTTGAACACGGCTGCGGCGAACAATACGTTGCAGAGGCTCATGACCATAATCGCCAAGCCCTTCTTCGCCGCTGGCGAAGATTAAAATCTGATGAGGAGCTATTTCAATGTTAAGTATTGTAATCCCTACTTACAACAGGGCGCACAATCTGAATCTGTGCCTTACGGCGCTTACTTTGCAATCAACCCTTGATTTTACCGTAATCATTGCTGATGATGGCAGTACAGACCATACGCGGAACATCGTTTTCGACGACTGGCCCTTCAGTATACGCTATTTGTGGAAAAAACACAACTGCTTCGGAACCGCTATTATGCGCAATATGGGCGCAGCAGTAGTGGAAAAGGGCACTACCGCCGTTCTCTTCCTAGACAGCGATGTGCTGCTCAATAAAAATGCCATTGCCGCCTATCAAGACCTGCACAAAAAGTATCCAGAAGCGGTTGTCGTAGGCCGCTATGATTGGCTGCCACCTATGCGCATTACCAAAAACGATGTCTTGCAGCGCTGGGACGATGTCATCAATGCGAAATTGCCAACTTCACAAGCTAAGGGCGGCATCGTTGGCCCTGACCCGCGAGCCGCAGATAACTTGTTTACCGAGCAGTTGTGGCAGGGAAAGTACGCCTGTAAGATTTTCAGCGGCAATTTACTCATCCCCGTCGCAATCTTCAGACAGGTAGGAGGTTTTGACGAAAATATCATTAGACATGGCGGCCAGGATGCCGAACTCAGTATCCGCTTACAGCTTATGAACGCGCAGGTCATCTTCTCCCAACAGGTTGTCGGCTATCACGTCTACCATGAGGTAAACCAGGAACAACGAGAGACAAGCCTGCGCATCAATATGGGCTACATCGCGCAGAAACATGACCTGCCCGCATTGGGACTGCGCGTAAACTGGGAAGGGGGAAGAATAGAATATGCCTAGTCCAGTTGCACCAGATTATTATATCAACTTCGTAATCCCCGTCTATAACAGGGCGCATAGCTTATCCCTTGCTTTAGAGGCGCTTCGCTTGCAGTCGGACCATCGCTTCACTGTTGTTATCGCCGACGATGGCAGTACAGATAAGATTATGCCTGTAGTATTGTTAGCCTCTAAATTCATGTCTATCCGCTACTTTTTCCGCCCTCATGATGCTTACAACGTGGCGCTGATGCGCAATTATGGAGCCAAGCTGCGCACGACCAATTGTACGCACATTTGGTGCTTGGACAGCGATATTTTGCTTAACAAGGGGGCGGTGAGACATGCTTATCAGTTAATGCTGAAATACCCACGCGCCATCATTGTCGGGCGCTACGATTGGTTGCCTCCGCTTGTCGTTGAGCCGCAGGATGTTATGCTGCGCTGGGATGACATCATCAATGCGCGGCTGCCTATCGCTACTGGGAATTGGGGCGCAATCAGACATTATCCAGATACGCGGCATGTGGATTGGGACAGCCATGCTGTTCAGAAGAATATCAAAGGCGCAGCGCTGTCGGGCAATATCATCGTTCCCGTCGAGTGGTGGGAGCGGGTCGGCGGTTTCGATGATAACATCAAGGCGCAGGGAAGCGATTGCGACTTCGGCAAACGTCTATCTAAAGAGGATGCTGATTTTATCTTCTGCGGCCATATCATTGGCTACCATATCGAGCATGAACGGGATATGAAATTTGTACAGGAAAGCGTTCAGTGGACTATACAATATATGAAGGAAAAAGGGCTGTAAATAGGTGGCAGAAAGCGTGGAACAAAATATGGAGTGCCGTGTGGTTTCTTTTGCATCCCAGTGAATTCTGGCAAGAGGTAGAGGGGTTTGTGGGGTGGGGCACGATAGCTAATTGGCCGCAAGGAGAGTAGGCGATGCTAGGTTTAGATATTGGCTGTGGCGACAAGAAGGGCGCGCACATGGCGAAACGTCAGGACATTCAGTGGATAGGGCTGGATGCGGCAGACTTTTCACACCTTTATCCCCCAGGTGAGTTTGTGCGACATAATCTTATTCACCCGTTGCCGTTCCCAGATAGGTTTTTCGACATCATTGTGACTCACCACGCACTAGAACATCTGCCGCATACTCATCCCCGCGCTCTTTTAGACCCGTCTTGGACAGGGCCAGGGGATTTACTCGTTTTCGTATTGAACGAAATATGGCGCGTGCTCAAGCCAGGCAGTGAGGCGCATATCGTTGTTCCCTGGAAAGAGCATACCAACGCCTGGCGAAGCCCAACTCACTATCGTTTTTTTGACGAAAATTTCTGGAACGTTTTTTCCTACAAGGCTGTGGGCGCCGAGCATTTTGCTTGGAAGTTATGGTCAAAATGGAAAATAATACAAAATAAAGTAGTAGACCAATGCCACGTCTATGCTATCCTGAAAGCATTACAGTGGGTATCGCCAGAGGAGTACAGGCAGTATCTAGGAGCAGAGATGCCTCTGCTAGATTACAAGTATGCAGGAATAGAGATTGAGGGAATTACATACTGAAAGATTTGAAACAGAAACAGGACACATCTACCCGACCTGGGAGGCAGGGATTGGATTTCGTTAGCTTGGTTATCTTGAGCTTCAATCGCAAAAGCTATCTAGAGCGTAGCCTTAACAGTTTATGGGCAAATACAGATTATCCCTATGAACTAATCATCATGGACGACGGCAGTGATGTGACAACCCAAGATTATATTTACTCCCTAGTGAAGGAGAAGAAAGTCAGTGCAGCCTTCTTTAATGCGGGACAAAACATGGGGATTGGGGTAGCGGTCAATCGCGGCTTCCGCATTGCACGTGGACAATACCTTTTTAAGCTAGACGCTGACCTAGAATACTATCCCAATTGGCTCTCCCATGCCGTTGGCTTGCTTAGCAGGCACCCTGAAATTGGGTGCCTTGGCTTGTTCAAGTATTGGCACCCACCACGGGTTTTCTCGGAAGACATCCTGAATCAATATGAGGATTATTATGAGGTAGTTGACTTCGTTGGGTCAGCGATTGGTATGCGCCGCGAAATTTATGAGCAGCATGGCCCATGGGATGAACAGTATCACTGCTTTGGCGAGGATAAAGCCTTTAAGCTGTTGGTGCAATCTAGTGGTTTCCATCTTGCCCTGCCCATTCCTGACCTATGTCATAACTTTGGGTTTGGGCCACAGCATTCTAGTTTGATTAAAATCCGCGACCCTGAAGGCGGGAAGCACATCTATCATGTTCCAAGCCAGTTGCCGCTGATTTTTAACCCAGTTGAAAAAGGAGTGCCATGAGGCACAAGTTGAGCATCACGGGCGATATGACGCATTGGATAGAGCGCTGTACCTGTGGTGCACGCTGGGAGTGTTTTCTGAACAGAAATAAAATACAACGCAGCCCGTTAAACCGCAAAGCGCAGACCTGTATTTACAAAAACAGGGATGTGGAAAAACAACTTAATTGGGAGAATACAAATTGAACTGTTATCTACTTGACATTTACGGCAATGTACTATATAATGGCACCAAGAAGGTGCGGCGGCCCTGGCAAGATTGTCAGAGTCGCCGTGTTTTATTGCCGTGGATAGGGGAGGGGCATGTTCGAAAGATTGCGGGCTAAAATAGCCCAAATCATAGCTGGGAAGCAGTGGCCCGAAGCCAGTTTTGACCCAGAAGGAACGACCATGTTGGGCGTTTCTGAGGATACGCTCAATTTCTACATGGACAGGTTCTTTAAGATAAGCCCAGACCGTTTAGCGGTATATGCCGATGTTGAGAAGATGGATAGGACGGTCGAAGAGGTGGCGACGGCTCTAGACATGCTGGCTGACAATGCCATCGGTGGTGGGGGAGAGCAATCCTTTACAATCAGTTATCGGCATGGCGTCCCCGCGTCTGTTGAGCAGATTGTTGATGACGTGCTATATCGCACCAAGTGGAGACAGAAGGCTTATGAAATTGCGAGAGGGGTGCTGTTATATGGCGATGATTTCCGCCAATACGTCATAGACGCCGACATGAACATCCTGCGGTTGATGTATATGCCCCCTCATTCTATGTGCCGCAATGAGGACGAGCATGGTCTGCTGAAAAATGGCAACGTTGAGGGGGAATGGGCATTTGAGCAGCGAGACCCAACGACTAACGCTTTTATCGCTGGATTCTATCCCTGGCAAATACAGCACCTGCGTTGGAATCCAAGCGGCAAAAGCCCCTATGGGCGGTCACTGCTCTACACGGCGCGAACTGCCTGGCGCAAATTACAGGTTATGGAAGAGGCTCTGGTTATCAACTGGATTACTAGGGCCTTTGCTAGATTGCTGTTTATTCTAGACATCACGGGGAAGTCGCCGCAGGAGGCGCAAGAATATCTGCGGCAGTTCAAGCGCAGTTTGCAAACACGGCGCATTGCCCGTGATACGGAGGGCGTGCAGCAGTTATCTATCGTGCAAGACATCTTCATGGGGAAGGCGTATCATGAGATTGGCGGCAGGGCCGAAGAGGGTCTCACCGACGTAAAAGTGTTGGATACATCTACGACCGCATACAGCAACATGGATGCTTTGGAATACTATCGCTCTAAAGTGCTTATGTCTCTACGTACTCCTAAGGCTTACTTGGGGCTAGAAGAGGACATCAATGCCAAAGCGACATTGATTCAGGAGGATAGGCGCTATGCCAAATTCTTGGAGCGTATTCAGGGCGTATTAAATGAAGGTATTAGCCGCACCATCAATTTGCAATTACTGCTCAAGGGGATAGACCCGCAAACCGTGCCCTACGTAATACAGTGGCCCACTCCTGTATGGACAGACATCGTAGATGAAGGGACGGCCATGAACAATTTTGCGCAAGCAGCTATGTCTTTCTCTCAACTGGGCGTTGTTGACCCAGAGTGGCTTGCCCTACATTTCTTGAAGATGTCGCGCACTGAGTGGAACGAGCTAAAGGCAAGAATGGGAGGAGAGCAATGACGGCTTTAGATATGGGCATCATAATAAGTATTTTTGTCGCCATTATCGGTTGTTACGTCTATGTGCAGAGGAAGACTGACGAATTGAGCGCGGCGCAAAAGGGGCAAAATGACTGCGTGGAGGAAGAAATCAAGAAGCTGCGGCTTACGCTAGAAGAATTTAAACTAGATATAGCAACTAGAATGACGCGGCTTGAGACGCTTTTGGGAGAAGGCACATCGCCCAGGAAGAAGAAATAGGGAAGGTATTATGCCATTCGCGCTTGATGAGGTTCCAGAAAGATTACGGGGAAAGAACATTCCCGCGCACTTTATCAGACTTTTTATTCATGTGTGGAACTCTGTATGGGAAAAGACACATGACGAGGAGTCAGCTTGGAAGCAAGCCTATGGCGTATTGCGTCAAGCATTAGAGAAGGCGGGGTACCGCCGAGACGAAAATGGAGTTTGGCACAAAGAGGAGGCTAATATGGAAGAGGAGAGAGTATTAGAGGGGTGGCTTCCTGAAGGGATAAGCGAAAACGACCTTGACGATGGCGATTTTGCATGGCTTTCGCACGAATATCAGAGAGCCAGTCCAGAGGAACGCGCTAAAATGAACAAGCGCAAATGTCGGAAGCTGCCATTTAAGATTCATGGCAAGGTAAATCGGGAGGGGTGGAAGGCAGCGTGGAAGGCCGCCGCGTGGCACAGTGCCCGTGAGCCAGATTGGAGCGGTGGGCCATCCAAAGAAGAGACCCTTGCCCTTTTGCGGCGTTACAAACCGAGGGGTATTAAAATCAACAAGGATAACACCTTTACGGACGAAGGCGAGGGCGCTGAAGAGGAAGCGACCATTTCGGTGTCCAATGCGGGCTTCACCGTGGTCGAGGAGGTGGAGGGTGGGCTGCGCTTCATCGGTGTGGCTCTCGTGGATAACGCCCTTAGTACTAATGGACGTTATTACTCTCGTGAGTTTAATGACCGCTGCATGGAGGCTACTAATCAGTATATAGTTAGTGGTGGAACGGTAACCATCTACAGCCGCCATGGGCGCGCCATTCCGCCAGTGGGGGAATTGCCGCGTTATCTGCCCATCGGGAGAGTTACTGAGCCACTGTATCGGGAAGGAAAAGAGATTCGTTATAAGGCGTTTATTGCACCCACTACCGAGGGCAGGGATGTTATTACCTTGATTAAAACTGGCGTGATGCGAGCCACGTCTATTCGGGCCGTGAATTTTAAGAGTAAGACGCGCCGCTTGAACGGGCAGGTGGTAGAAGAGCTACTTGATGCCGTGATTGAGGGCATTGACCTCACAGATGAGGCGGGCATTCGAGGCGCTGGCATTTGTGAGATTTTGGAAGAAAAACCCGTTTGGGAAGAGGAGGAGAAAATGGATTGGCAAAATGTAACGCTAGAGGATTTGGTGCAAAACTGTCCGCAGATACTGGCAGACTATGTAGCTGACATCGTTGCAGGGAAAGAGCGTGAGTTGGAAGAGAAGTACAAGGCAACGCTAGAAGAAGCTAACGCCAAGCTGCAAGAGGCTTTGGCGAAGACGAAGGCATTGGGTGACGAGTTGGCCACCATGCGTCTATCGCTGCGTGTCGCAGAGGCGGCCCACATCGGCTCTGTTCCCAAGTTTGTTGCTGAAAAGCTACGCGATGTAGTAAAATCCGAAGAGGATGTGGGCAAGTATCTGCCAGACATTTTGCAGCAAGCGTTTCGTACCGCGCTGAATGAAGAGCGCGGGGCGGCTAGTGGGAAAGTAGATGTCCCGCAGGCCGAACAAGGCGAACTGTCGCCAGAACAGATGCGAATCTTGAAACTGGCGGCCATATAAAAGAATGGAGGTAAGTAAAATGGATAGTAAGCGAATTGGAGCAGAAGTCGTTCTTGGCGAGAATGACTCTTATCAACACTGGGTAGAAGAGCGTCGTCAGTACGTGAGCGCCCTGATTGACAAGTGGCAGTGGCTGCTAGAAGGAACGAAGAAACAGCAGTTGCGGCCTATTCCGCAGGAGCACTGGGGCGCACTGGCCATGCTCTTCGAGAACCAGGCATGGGCCACTAAGCGGTATGAGCAATCCGTGTTGGAGGCAACTACGACAGGAGATGCTGTCCTGCCAGTAACTTACACCTTGCCAATTATCCGCAACGTGTACCCCAACTTAATAGTTATGAAAATTGCTAGTGTGCAACCCCTGCCCGCGTCTAGTGGGGGCGTAGGAAACGTATTCTACATGGACTTCCTGCGCGAGGATGCGGGGGATACCAATCTGACCGTGCCTGACAGCGACTATGCCTTTAGGGGCGAGAATGAGGTGCCGCGCAGGGTCAAAATGCAAATCCAAAAGACAACTATCACGGCGGAGAAGATGATTCTTGGCGCAAGCTGGTCATCTGAGATTGAGGAAGACGCACGTGGGGCGCTCAACATTGACGTTGAGAATGAGCTAATCACGCAGATGTCGCTAGAAATCCAGCGCGAGATTGACCAAATCGTGCTTAACGAGATTCTGCTCTGGGCTGAGGCGGGCAATGTAAACTGGTCGTGGACTATGCCAGGTAGCTATGTGTCGGCGAAGGACTATTACCAGACCATTGGGCACGCACTAGTTGACATGGAAGACCTCATCTACGGGTCCCGCTACCGCCAGATGGATTGGGTTATCGCTGGACGCAATGTGGTGAAATACATCCGCAAGATGCAGGATTTCAAGCCCGCACCGCGCAATCAGCCGATTGACCCATTCCAGGTCAGCGTGGAGTTTGTGGGCCGCCTAGAGGGATTCTGGGATGTCTACCTGACCAGTCATATCAACACCAACCGCGCCATCGGCGGATGTTACCCACGCAGTCAGACGGATACGGGCTACATCTTTGCCCCATATATTCCACTTATGCCTATGCCAAAAGTGTACGCGGAATTCATGCCGCTAGACGACAGCGCGATGCCTGGTGCATATGTGAACACGGATAAGTGGAGCAGAAACGTCAGGACTCGGTTCGGGAAGAAGTTGGTTGTTCCAGAACTGTACGCAACGATGTCTATCTCAGCATAAAAATGCGGGTACGCAACATAACAGGGGTAATTCAACTTGATTCACCAAGCGGCGTGGTGTTACCGCCGACGCCGCTTGGTGAATGGGTTGACCTTCCGCCAGAGGTAGCCTTGAGGCTATGGCGGCTGCGAAAAGTCGAGGTGCTAGATATAAACGACAGCGAGAAGCTGTTGTGGAGAGAGGAAGACGGCACGCATATCATGTGGATGTCGCCGTTCTCCCTTGCCGATGGTTATGCGACAGCGGCAGAAGCTCTTGTCTTGGCCCTTCTAGAAAATGGGCTAAGGGTGCACGTGGCGAGTTGCTGGTTTGCTAGCACGTATGGCCTGCAAGCAAAGACCGTCAACTTACTGCAAGAGCCGTTGGGCGGGCCGTACAAGGTAGGTGTTTGCATGGCGACGCCAGGGGAGTTTGCGAAGCTCCCTACGCCGTACAAGATTGGCTTTACGATGTATGAGTCAAATGACCCGCTGCATAACCTTCCAGAATGGAGACATGAATGTAATGCGGTGGACGAGTTGTTTGTCCCCAGCAAGTATTGCAGAGAGGTATTTGGGCGCTTTGTAAGGCGTAAAATTACGGTAGTACCGCTGGCGGTATCTCCGTATTACTATTTAGCGCAGAAGAAAAGGCCGAAGGCAAAGTTTGTTTTCGGCATACATGGCACTTTAACAGGAAGAAAATCTCCGTTAGAAGCGATAGATGCTTTCACAAAAGCCTTCCCGACGCAGGACGATGTTGAATTACAGGTCAAGACAAGGCTAGGGATTGTGGGATATGGGCAGAATTACATTCCGCCGATTCGTGACAAACGAGTGAAAGTAATCAATGAGGACTGGTTGCCATCTCGCGTGCGTGGTTGGCTTTCGGAGCAAGTAGATGTCTATATCTTTCCAACAAAGGGGGAGGGCTTCGGTATGCCGCCCCGCGAAGCGATAGTGACGGGATGCCCGACCATCTTTACAAACTGTACTGGGCTACAGGACATTGCCAATGAGCAATACTACTGGCCTATTCCCGTGAAGAAGACAGAGCCAAGCCCGTTAGGTGGCAATTGGTGTATCCCAGACTGGGATTATCTCATTGAGGCAATGCGTTGGACATATCAAAATCGAGAGAAGGCATACGAGAAGGGGTATCAAGGAGCGAGATGGTACATTGATAACTTTGGTGCTGACGCTATTGCCCAACACTTTATCGGCGTCATCAATGGCATTGACCCTGACGCAAAGCAGAACGAGGTCGTCCACCCTGCCGAGACGATAGATAATGGTGCGGAAAGGTTTCATACCGTTTTCTACGAAGCTATTCGAGAAAGGGTTGGGGCGGGGAGCACGGTAATAGACGTTGGTGTTGGCGAAGGGGTTCTGTATGCCAGGTTGTGTCAGATGGGGTATAACGTCATCGGCGTTGTGGAGCCAACGAAAATGGAAGCTGTTCGTTCCAATTTAGAGAAGCATCATCTAACAGCGAATCTCGTTCCTGGCAAATTGTGGGAGATAGACAAACTAGGATTGCGAGCAGAAGCGTGTATTAGCCAGGGTGTACTCGCGGATTATTCTTGGCATGAGGTGCGCAGAATCATCTGGGCTATGCTTCAAACCGCACCTGTTGTATTGTGCAGTATACCGACCGTAAACTATCCAGGATCATTCTCGGCGAAAGCTTTCCTGCGTCGCAGGGAGTATTGGGAAGATGCCTTGTCTGAGTTTAAGAAAGAGGTGCGCTACTATGGTGATGGGCATCGCTATCTTCTCATTCGCCCAGAATCTATCGGCTTTCAGGGTGAATATCACGGAAGGATAATGGATGGCACATGGCGGCCAACAATCAAAATGCAAGCATAGGGCTTCATCTCATAGCCCTTAACGAGGGCGGCAACATCTTATCTGTTTTAGGGCAAGTAGTGGACATTTGCGCTGAGATGCTCGTTTTGGTAGATGACCGCTCCACGGATAGAACGGTAGATATATTGCGTGCCTGGAATAGGGGGAAACTGCGCTTCTGGGTAGAGCCGTTTCATTGGGATTTTTCCGAATTCCGTAACCGCTTACTAGAACGGGCAAGGACGGAATGGATATTGCAGCTAGATGCCGACGAGCGCCTATCCTACCCATTGTACTGCTGGCTGCGGGAAATTGACTTGCGCAGCGTCCCGTATTCTTCCTGCGATGGGGTGGAAATGCGAAGAGAGAATCTAATTGATGGGCAACCGATTGGGCACAAAACTTACGAATGGCACACGCGGTTATTTCGCAGTCATTTGCGCTTTGTGGGGAAGATACACGAATACGTGCCGTGTAGAACGACTATCAGGGCTCCTGCAGAATGCTTTATTCTGCATCATAAGACGGGCGAGAGACAAGGGGAAGAGAATAGACGATACGCTGAGTTTGCCAGGAGGGTAACGAATGCTTGTTAGCGCGATAAAGACGGCGGTAACGGATTATCTAACGACAGAAACCATATCTGATGAGAAAATGGCGCGGCTCATCGCGGCTGCGGTGCGCTTCTACAGCAATTACAATCCCGTGTACAAGCGGCATACATTTACAACCACGCCCGATGAACGCCTCTATGACCTACCTAGTGATTGTGTGATGGTCTTCAATGTGGATTACTGGCTGAGCGAGATAACATCTACCATAAATGATGATTCATACATTCGTGGCGAGACATCTGTCCTCACGGATGATAGTTACGACCTGTTTTCAGAGCGGATTATTCGTGACATCAAGCGGCAAGAGCTTATCACTCGCGTGCGTGGGCAGTGGGAGATTGAGAATAAGAAATTGGCGCTGTATCCTGTTCCATCCTCGGCTATGGAGGTCTCGATAGATTATGGGGCGCTGCATTCCTTATCTTCAGGGAATTACGCTACGATTCCCGATGAAGACCTAGACATTATGAGAGACCTGACATTAGCCGAAATACTCTCCAGTAGGATGATAGAGGTTTCCATTGAGCCAGATTATGCCGAGGGGTTGCAGCGCATAACCAAGCGGTTTATTCCAGAAAATGCCGCTGAGGTTATTGCGCGTCTGCGCAGTAAATGCACAATGAAATACAGTAAGCCTGCGGTGATGGTATGATAAATTGGGAAGCCATGCGGCGAGACATGAAAAATTTCATCAATGAAGACCCGTGGACGATAACAGTCTATCGGCGCGGGAAAAGGACGAGTGATGCTGAAACGACCTGGACGTTTACTGCCCGCGTTGTGCCTGTGAACGCCACGGGGTATATGGACGTGATTTCTTCGCGGCTAGAAGCAGAGGGGCAGATAACGAGGGCATTATTTGGAATCGTTGCTGAGTGGGATACCGCTCAGCCCAAACAGGGCGATGAGGTGTGGTGCGAGCACACAGAGACAGGGCAAGAATTGATAGGGGATGTGCATTTTTCTAGGGTCTATCCTTACAAACAAGAGATAGTCTGCGAGCAGAGGCAGAAATGACAGTAGAGATGAGGCGGGAGATAGACAGCTTTATTATTCCGCGAGAGGCGCCGAATGGCAAATTCCGCTGTGCGGTTTGTGGCAGCGCCAATTTACGTATTGATTATGACCCCCGCACGTTATTGTTGGTTATATCATGTGAACAATGCGGAAACTTTGCTGCCCTAAATCTTGCATTGGAGGAAGCGAATGGCAGGGTATGATATGGCCGAAGTGACGTTGGATTTTTTGCGCAACGGTACTGATGCCGCCTCTGTGCGGGCGCTTGTGCTAGATGGTGAAGCGAACATTTTAGAGGCGGGGGACCTGACGGAGGAAATCCTTCTTTCCGCTATAGAAAAGCGGCGCAATGCGGAAGATAAAGATGTAGTATTGGCTCTATCTGTTCAAGACGCGGGGGAAAGGGAGACGGGGCCGAATCTATATGAACAGTTTGTAGTTATCAGGATATATGACCGCAACGCTGGATACAAGAATATACGCAAGGTGAAATTGGCATTAATGAAAGTTATACGTTATCAATTCGCTGATTTCGACGATGAAGCGAACATGGGGTTGTTAGAGGCTATGTTTAATGACCGTACTGGACATCGTTACGACCGTCAATATAATATAGAGTATGAGGCGATTACCTTCCGCTGCGCGGTAATGCGTGGCGATTAGCATAAAATGAGGAGGAAATACCAATGTCTGAGAATGAAATCACTAGTGGAATTGGGCTAAGGCACGTAAGGGTAGCCTTGCGTGACGACGATGGGGCTATTGAGGTTCCGTCTGACACAGCCGTCGGTGAGGCTTATGCGGGGCTGCAAGTAAGTGGAGCGCGTGCCCTTACCATTGCCGTCCCAGACCCAAACCGAGTAGAAGTAGTTGGTGATGACAGGATTTATTACACGTGGCAACTTCCGCCGACGTCCAACCCAACGGGCGAATTGCGCGTTACTAAGGTAAATCATCCTGTTATTGCCATGCTCACAGGAACGAAACAGTGGGGGTCGCCCAACCGCCGCAAGATTGGGTGGGCAACAGACCAGCAAGGTCTAGAACCGTCAATCATCTTGTGGGGGAGCCGTCAGGTTATCGAGGCGGATGAGGTTTTATCGGCGTTTGGACAAAAACGCTGGGAAACATACATTTTCCTCAATGCCGTTGCTACCCCGCGTCCACCCACAATGGAATATCAAGCCGTGGGTGAGATGACGTACTCTATTGTAGCGAACGATTCTACAGTAGATGAGCTTGGGGTATCTTTCACTGATGAGACCAACGGCTTTACGAAGGCGGCGTTTGTTCGCGTTGTTACCGATGGGCGTTTTATGCTAGATGCCTTTGTGGGTAATGGGACAGAAAAAACGTTCGAGTTGTCCCAGACACCAACTGATGATAGCCTTTTTGACGTGGCAATAGACGGCGTAGTGAAGTATGAGACAACCCACTGGACGGTTTCTGGCAATGAAATCACGTTCGTTTCTGCGCCGAGCAACGGGGCCAAAATCATTGTTGAGTACGAATACTAAGGATGGGTATGAAGACCCAAATAATCGAATACCGAGATGATGAGTATGACGTGGTAATCACTGTCAAGCAAGCCACTCTTGCAGATGGGTTGCGCAGGCAAGCAAAAATTGCCGAGATGGTAGAGACACTGAAAAAGGAAGAGGCGCAGGGGGAAACCCGCTCTCTCATTGAGCGCTTTGCTATTCTGCGCCTCTTTCCTGAGTGCACTATTGGTACCGCCAACATCGAAAACAGAGATGCAAACAAGAAACAGCTATCTACCGAGATGAGCATTGCCGACTTTCTAGAATTGCCAGAGGCGTTGGTGGTGATGTGGCAGACGGCGATTTATGCTTGTAATCCCCAGTGGATTTTGAAGATGGAGGGGGAAGCGCAAGAGCCAGGCAAGAAGAACTAGACCGCAAGCTAGTTGCCTGGCTCAGAAAGGAAGACCTTGCGGAAGATGACTCGGCAGAGTGGGGCTTGGTTGACCCAGAAGTCTCGTGGCAAGTTTACAAACTGATGGAGGCGCTTGACTGGAAATTTCTTCCTTATGCGGGCGGCTTGCTTGACCAACCAGAATGGCTGATACATGACTTGTTAGTCATCTCTTGGCGCAAGCGCGTCGTAGAAGAGATGCTAAAGCCACCGCTTAAGGAGCATAATGCTTGAGATTAGGACGGTGATTGCAGATACAGAAAGAATAGTTGAGCGGCTATCGCACCTAGATGAATTTCTAGGGGAAATCGTGGACATAGGGATTCAGAGTACACACGATATTATCGCGGAGGTTTTTGAGGGCGAAGGGGAGGTGCCGCGCATTGGAAAAAGGCGATGGGCACCTCTGAAGCCGCGTACAATTGAGATACGGTTGAGTTTAGGGTTTGGAGAGGGGCCTATCTTGGTGCGCACGGGGTCATTGAAGGCTGCCATGCTCGACGAGAGCAATTCAATGCATGTCGTGCAAAGAATACGGGTAGGCCCTTGTCATTACATGGGCAAGGTGGGCACAACCGATGTGCGCTTCGAGTGGCATCAAACGGGTGATGACCCAAGTCAACCAACGGGGATAATTACCCCGCGTCCCATCTGGCCATTAGGGGAGCAGGAGCGGCGTTTTGTGGATTCGGTTACAGACACAATAGAGCGCGCCCTGGTAGATTGGATGGTGCATGGCAGGATACACGACTAGATATGTATTTGAAATAGAGGTAAAAGGCGAACGTGCCGTAGAGCAAATCCACCGCATCCAACAAGAGATAGACAAGATGGTTGGTGCGGTTGGCGGCACGGCAGGCGTGGGCAAGCAGGTATATCCATTTGGTAATCTTGCCGAAGCCATTGCTCAAGCCGAGCACTACTACTTTGGCCTGCGCAGATTAAGCTATGGTTTACAGTCTGCGGGCAGGGATATATATGCCTGGGGCGCAAGTGTTATAAATACCGCACGGCAGGCCGCAGATGCCTGGTTAGAGTATGAGCAGGCGCAGACACGTGCCATGATTGCTATGGGCACCCCCGTCGAAATGGCAGGGCAGCTCAGGGATGCCATTTTTGAGACGTCTGAGGCAATTGGTTTGTTCTCAGCGACAGAGGTTGCGCAGGGAATGCGTATCTGGGCAATGGGCACTGGCGAAGTAGTGGACAGCCAAGAAGCCCTCAATGACATCATGGCCAAAACAACAAGCGCCCTGAAACTTGCTGCGCTACATGGAGCCGACTACGAACAGACCATGATGATTGTTGGCTCTGTGATGACCCAATTTGGGAAAACGGGTGCAGATGTCCAAGAAATCGTGGAGATGCTCAACTTCACTGCGGCCAAGACATTCAGCACTCTAGAGGATATTGGGCAAGCATTTAAGATGGTAGGCCCTATTGCTGCCCAAGCTGGTGATGACATGTATACCGTCGCTGCGGCAATTGGCAACCTGGCCGATGTTGGCATTAGGGGCACAATGGCTGGCCGCGCCCTGCGGCAGTTATACATGCAGTTACTAGACCCTACAGCCGCAGTAGAAGAAACCATGAATAAGCTTCTCCAAGTAAGCGGGGAACTAGGGGACACCTGGAAAGAAATCGTATTTCCATCAGGGCAGTTCATTGGCCTAGCAAGGTTTATAGACCTGCTTGCTGCCGCGACAGAAAATTACACTGCGGGAGAAAAGGAAGCAGCGTTAGCAACAATAGCCACTGCTAACGAGCTACCCGCCCTAATAAGTCTTGTAGAGCTACAAACGAGAGCGCGGGAATTTGGCGTAAACGCCATTCGCGCCGCCGCTAAAGAAGAGCAAGGCATCATTGACGAAGAAGTATTAGCTTATGGCAGGCTGATGTCTACCATAACTGAAACGCCCTATAAAGTCCAAAGCGCGGCTCAGGTTTGGGATAGCGCGATGGAGACAATGGAAAGCAGCGCCAACGTTCATGTTCGGCGAATACAAGAACGTTGGAACAATGCCATGATAAACATCGGGCAGGCTGTAACCCAAATCGGCGTGAAGCCGCTAGAGGATTTCAGTAAAGTTCTTAAGGACGTTGCGGAATACCTAGAAAAGCACCCAGAGCATATAGAATTGGCCGTGAAACTAGGCGCATTAGATATGGCCATTGGTAGCATTCTGGAGCGATTCGGAGAGATAATTCAGTTAGTTACGAACTTCCTAATCATCTCTGCTGCTTTTCCTAAGGTAGCAACGATGCTTGGTGGATTGGCCCAATTAGGGGCTTTGTTCGGCATTGGCGCAGCCGCAGCAACAACCGCCCCAGCCGCCGTTAGTGCATTGACAGAAGAATACAAAAAACTCGATGAAGAGATGCTCAAGAGCATGATGTTATGGCCTGAGCTATCTGCCATCCAGAAGGCGGCCATCGCAAATGCGCTGGGGGAGATGCAGAAAGCCCATGCCGATGCACTGCGCATGACACAAGAGGAAGTAGATGCGCTAAAAGACCTATCCAACGAAGCGGCAATGGCGGAGCACAAGATGCTGCGGGCCATGGGGAAAACCACGGCGGAAGCGCCGCCGCCAGAGGGGATATATGGTGGATATGAACGCCCAGCGCCAGAGGCGGTCGGGGAAGATTGGGAGGAGATACGAAGCAAGTATCAGCCGCTAGTGGATGCCTACATGTCTTACCTGGAAAGAGTACGCGATGAGGAAGAATCCTTCCAAAGAGAAATGCGGCGGCTAGAAGAAGACCATGTACGCGAGTTGCAAGAATTTGACATTCAAAGACAAGACCAGCGCTACGAGATTATCAAGCAGTACAACGAGAGGATAGAGAGTCTTACCCAAGAGCATTACAGTACCCTTGAAGAAGAGGCGCAGAATTATGCCGAGCGAATTGTTGAGCTAGAGCAATGGGCCGCTGAGCAACGCGCAGAATTGGCTGAGCGCATGGCGGAAAGAATAGCCGACGAAAACGAAAGCTATGCGCAGAGCGTGGCCGACGCTTGGGAGCAATACTATTATGACGAGCAGGTTGCTGCCGAGGATGCGGCTGAGCGCAGGCAGCAGATTATAGAAGATTACCAAAAATGGGAAAAGGAGCAGGTAGAGCAGGCAAGCGCAGAGGAGCAAGAACGTGAGAAGGAAAAGAACGAGCAGCTTGCCAAGATGTACGAAGATTACCTGCGTGACATTGAACGTGCCAAAGAAGACCACATTGTGCGGCTTTGGGACTTGGTAGCACAGCGTGATGCGCGTGGGATGCTCAATGAAATACGGGATTATCAGCGGTATCTAAAGAGACGCGACCAGGATTACAAAGCGTCAGTTGCCGATTACATGGCATCGTTCCAGGAGCGCACGCGCCAAGAACGAGAAGAGCGGCAGCGCAACCTACAAGAGGAACTAGCAGAGTTTGATGAGGCGGAGGCGAAAAGGCAAGAACAGCGCAAGCGGGCATTTGAACGCCAATTATTCTTATTGCAGCGTGCCCATGAGCGCAGGCTGGCAGAGATTCAGGAACAAAACGCGAAAGAGCAGAAAGACCTAGAGGAATCCATTGCCAAGCGCTTTGCTACAGAGGAAGCGGCTTATCAAAAGCGCATTCAACAGATAAAGGAAGATTTCGCCAAGCGTTTGCAACTATTGCAAGAGCAACACCAGAAAGAACTAGCAGAATTTGACTCCCAAACCTATTGGGAAAGGGTAAAACTAAACCAAAGATACCAAGAACAACTCGAACTGCGCAAGAAGTATCATGAGGAAGAATTGGAACTCATGCGCAAGAAAGCGCAAGAGAGCCTCACTGAGCAGTTGAAGGGTTTGACTTTGCCCAAAGAGGAACTACAGCGCATATTCATGGAGAGGCTGGCGCAGTTAGAAAAGTTCTTGGGGATGGAACTCGACGTTGTGCGCAAGTATTATGACCAAATTAAAGCCATACAGCAGGGCGCGTATGGCACCACTCCAGGCATTGCAGGGGGCGGCGGATATGGGCCTGGATATACATTACCTGGAACGACTACCACGCCTGGGATTGCTGGCGGCGGGGGGTACGGCGGCGGATATACCCTTCCTGGGGGTGGACAAGGCACCGCGCCCTCAACAGGGCCTACTGGTGGTGGGGGCGTCGCTGGCGGTGGGGG